TGGAGATACACGGAGCATTTTCAGCTTATAATCTTTCTGACGATGAGAAGGACTTATTTGCTGAGTATTTACAATATGTCATGAATAACCCTTTAATAGAGTTTGTAAAGTATCTTTTAGGTGACGATTATCTGAAATTTATAGATATAATGTCAGGTACTACATTCAAAATACCGTCAGCTAAGGCTCTTGAAAGAGATTTAGAATCAGTAAGAATCTTTTTGTACATGAAGAATAACAACTTTACAGAGGAATCTATAAAGAGTGTAGCAAAGATGTACGGAAGAACAGTTCTGACTTCTAAGAGAGCAGCTTATCGGGTAGCTAAGGCTTTGGGGATAGAGGATGCTTTGGAAGGTGATGCTCTTAATAATTTTTTGTTGAATTTGAAGAGCATGGATTACCCTGATACCAATGAAGATACCGTAGAAGAGCTTTTGAGGAAAAAGCGGGAAAGGGAAGAAAATGAATCATCGGAAGATATAGAGAATGATTCTTCCAATGATTTAGATGAGGATATAATAGAGAAGTATTTGAATGAGGAACAAGAGGTGTGAGTATGAGTAGTGATAATAATACAGGTTTTGACTTTGATGATTTGTTAAGTATCTTAGAAGATGATAATAGTGATAAAGAAAATAGTTCAGATGTAAGTAGTGACAGTCTTGATAACGATAAAAGCTCTAATAATTCTAGTGATTCTCTTGTGGACGCTTTGGAGGATGAAAGAGAAGTAGAAAAGAGAATGGAAGAGATAAGAAGTATAGCTAAGACTTTGAATACAGGTATTAGTAAAGGTAATGCGGGGTCAGGTGATTTAGACAAAGATGTAAAAGATTGGTTTAATGGGAAAACACCACTTCCTTCTACAAGTCTTAATAGTTATGTCACTAACTCAAATATCAAAATGTCCTATGGTCTTTCAAGGAATACACTGTCTAACTTTGATATGATGGGTAATCTTAGAAAGTTTCTTAATTCTTCTTTTGACTTACTGTTCTCTGACTCAGCTTTATTAGGTCTTTCTCCCGATGAGTTGATAGATAGGGTCAAGGTAGGATTTACTATTTATAAAGACTTGTCTGTACTCAATTCTAGGACGATTCTTACACTTAATGAACAGAGGTATAAGAACGGGAATGATTCAAATACAGATATTGATAAGTTGTCTATGCTATTGTCCAGTATTCCCTCTGATAGGCTACAGAAAGTTTTAGAGGATTTGAGTAAGGGGTGACGGTTATAGATGAGCAACTATAAGAAACTGGAAGAGTTGCTAGGTTCGTCAAGCTCTTTTACAAGTATGACTGATAAGGAGAGGGCATACTTCGCTGAGATTATACGGGAAGAGATAAGGAGAAGGTCAGAATCTAATACATGGGAACAGATTAGACCAATCGTACCTATAGAAGAGTGGGTGAATAGTGCTTATTATATAGGACCTGATGCCAATAATATTTATCCATATTGGAAAGACTTTATTGTAGATGTATTTCGGGAGGATAGAGGTCCATCTAATAAGATAAACAATGTTATCTTGTCCGGCAGTATAGGAACGGGCAAGAGCACCTGCAGTGAAATCTTAATGTTAAGGAAGCTGTATGAGTTGTCTTGCTTTAAGAATATTAATTCAATGTTTCATTTGATGAGTAAGACTTCTATTATGTTCATTTATTTCTCTGTAAACCAGAGACAGGCAGAGAGAACGGGATTCGGAGAGTTTAGGTCTTTTGTAGATAACAGTCCTTATTTCAGAGAGAATTTCAGAAGAAGGGAAAGACTAAACTCTATACTAATTTTCCCGGAAGGTCTTACGTTTGCATATGGTTCTAACGCTTCTGACTCAATCGGTATGTCAGTTATATGTTCGATGTTGGACGAGGCTAACTTTATAGGTGGTAATGGTAACGGAGGTAGTACAGAAAGAGCTATGGACTTGTATGCTAATATCGTAAACCGTGCTAATTCACGTTTTATTATGGATGGTGGTATCAATCACTCTTTGAATATATTGGTATCATCCGCTACGCATGAAGGGTCTGCGACAGCTAAGCAGATAGAGTTGTCTAAGGATGACCCTCATACTTTGGTAGCTGCTCCGTCACAGTGGGAAGTGAAGCCAGAAAAATTTTCTAAGAAGTTTTTCTATGTGTTTAAGGGAAGTAATTACTTAGAGCCTTTGATAGTAGAATCAGTAGATGATATTAATAACTTTAGACTGTCAGAGGGCTTGAAGAAAGATAAGTACCTTGACGGGGTTAGTGACTTTAATAAGATTGATGAGGAAGTAAAGAAGTTACCACCACACTTACAGGACAGATTTTTGAAGGTTCCTGTGGATTTGAGAAAGGGATTTGAGACAAATATAATCAGGTCATTACAGGACTTAGGAGGTATCTCTACAGGTACTACGGGTAAGTTGTTTAATTCACCGGCTGTATTTAATGAATGTCTTGACCCTGATTTGCACCATCCTTTCACAAGTCAGGAAATTATTCTATCTACAGGTGATAATATAGAGATAAAAGATTACTTGAGAGATGATTTCAGATTATCATACCCTGAACGTCCTAGATACATACATATAGACCAATCTTATAGGACTGACTCTACAGGAATCTCTTGTGTGTATATTTCAGATGTAGAAGTAGATGAGAACGGGGTTAAAAAGCCGATATTCTCTACAGACTTCATGCTTAGAATCAATCCTCCTAAACCACCGAAAAAGATTGCTATATATAAAATTAGGAATTTTGTTATATACCTGAATAGGGTAGTTGGGATGAAGATAGGTAAAGTGACTTACGATATCTTTAATTCTGAGGAATCAAGACAGATTTTAGAGGAAATGGGATTCAACGTAGGATACAGGTCAGTGGATAGGACGGACAAGGCATATCTTGATTTAGTTGAAATTATGTATGAGGGTAGATTAAGATTGTATGATTACCCTATACTGAGGCATGAGCTTTTCAATCTTATTCATTATAGGGATAAGAGAAAGGTAGACCATCCTAAGACTGTTATGGATTCATCCTATTCTGGTAAAGGAAGTCAGGAAGGTAGTAAGGATTTGAGCGATAGTCTTTGTGGAGCTGTTGCAAACTGTTTGGAGTTCAGTATTTCAGAGGGTGCAGATGAGAAACGTACTCTTGACGATTTCCTTAGAATAAATAATTATAATAAACTGTTTGAGCCTGATTCTATGAATGTAGAGGAATTGATAGATAAGCAGATAGACGATATGATAGAAGAGTTAGAGTATAGCGGAGATTTTTACGGTATGGGTGGTATGACTCTTATTTGATTGGTGGTGTCGTAGTTGGCAAGTTTCTTTGATTTATTTAGAAGAGGTAATATACAAGGAGATAATGTACAGGGTAATATTGTAGAAGGGGTAGAAAATATTTCTGATAAGGCTTCTAATAGAGATATTATTGTAGATATTACAGAGAGTAATTTAGGGGAGGAATCTCCGGTTGGTTCTGTAGAATCTCTTATTATGGAAGCTAAGACAGGGTATTCTCCTGCTACCCTGTCAAATATGATTAGTGAGGATTCTCTTGATACAGATTCTTTGATAGGTGGGTTGAGGTCTGTATATAATTTTGCAGAGACTTATCAGGAAAATGAGGAAATGTCGAGAGATTCTATTATTGGTGCGGCTATGGAGATTATGGCTGATGACGCTTGTCAGAAAGACGAGAGGTTAGGTACCATAGTCTCTATAGAGGCCGAAGATGAGAAACTACAGAAATTTCTTAATGACTTTCTTACTAATAATGTAGGGATAGAGGATAGGATTTGGACATGGGCGTTTGAAATCGTAAAGCATGGTGATTTGAAGCTAAGACGTAGAGAGTACTATGCTGGTTCTGTCAATTCTGGTATTAAGAATGTATACTATGAGGATGTTATAAATCCATATCTGGTATCAAGAATAGAGTATATGGGAAACATTTTAGGGTTTGAAGATGAGGACTTGGATGATGTAGACCCTATCTCTAATGGTAGTACTGGAATGAGGACTTCTGCTAAGTTTGAGAAAGCGGATAACTTTGTACACTTCATGAGTTCTAAGTTGTCGAGAAGAGAAAAAATCAGACTTAGGGTTAGAGACAAAGATGATAAGCTAGATACTGTAGTTTGTTATCGTGTGGTAGGAACGAGCCTGGTAGATAACGCTAGATATATTTTTAGAATTAATAATATGATTGATAATATGCTTGTATTGTCAAGAATAGCAAGGTCTACACAGTATAACTTAGTTAAGATTGAGGTAGGAAACTCCTCTGCTGGTAAGACACAGCAGATTCTTATGGATACACGGAGAAGAATTGAGGGTTCTACTAAGATTAAGAAGAATGTTGGTATGAGGACTGACCCTTCTCCGATACCTATCAATTCCAATGTTTACATTCCTCTTAGAGATGGTAAGGGAGATGTAAATATAGAATCTGTCGGAGACAACGTAGATGTTAGGTCGATTGTAGACGTAGATTATTTCAAAGATAAGGAATTTGCGGCATTAAAGGTTCCAAAGCAATATCTTGGATTTGATGAAGCCCTTTCCAGTCTCGCTACTAATTCACTTGTTAAGATGGATTTAAGATACGCAAGGTCAGTACAGAGAGTTCAGACTATTCTTATAAATGGGATTAAGTCTCTTTGTAATAACTATCTTAGATATAGGGGTAGAAACTCTGACGTAGGAAAATTTAGGGTTAAGATGAGGCCGTTGTCTACGTCTGAAAATATGTCTAGGGTTGAAGAGTTTGTTACGAATATGCAGGCTGTTGATTCTGTAAATGGTATGATGCAGGAATACGGGGATTATATAGATAAACCTAAGATGTTAAAATCTCTCTTGACTATGATAGGTATTTCACCGTCTGAAATAGCTTCTGAGGAATTTGCAAAGATTCTAAAGGAAATTGAAGAAGGGAAGTATAAAGAATCTGAACACAAGAAACCTAAGAGTGAAGAGGAAGAAGAGGGTTGGTAAGAAATAACCCCTGTTCAGGTTGTGAAGATAGAGAGATTTTATGCCATTCTACTTGTGAGAAGTATTTAGAGTTTAGAAAACAGCTTGAAGAAAAGAAAGAGTTAGAGAGACAGTATAAGACAGAGGATGGTATCATAATAGGGTACTATAAACAGGCTAAGAAGAAATTTATTAAAAGGTGATTATATGGACTTATTTGAAGAATTAGAAAAAGCCTTGCTTGCAAATGATTTTGATGAAGTGGAAAGGCTTAGAAAAAGGATATTGTTAGATGGAAGAGATGTGGCTGTAGATAAGGATTTTATAGAGAGTGTAAAAGGGAATGGTAACAGGAATAAGACTTTGTATGTCAATCTAAAAAAAGCCATCAATGGGAGAGATAAGGAAGATTGGATTTGGTATGCAAAGATTGTTTCTTCTCTGATTACTCACATTTTGATAGAATCACAGGTAAAGGGTAGAGGTCTGTATGATTACCCTATCATTGATTTGTACTCTTTGCTTGGTGACTTTGTGTTGAGTAATAAAGACAGTGATAAGAGTGAAGCTGTTGATAAGTGCATAGAGTTCATAAATGATAGATACTTTAGCTTTATAGATAACTAAGTCTTAGGGAATATTGTGAAAACGATATTCCCTATAACTGTTTGGGTGTGATTAAGATGGATAGTGGAGTTGTACAGGTAGGCAATGTTTTTAATATAGATATTGAAAAGGTACTAGAGAGTGATAAAGAGATATACAAAGGTCTTTTACATGAAGATTTAGATAGATACTATGAGGACTTTATCACGGAGGCTCAGAGTATAGCATGGAGAAGTAGTAAAAAGAAAATTGGGATGGAAGAAAAGATTGTCCCTATAAACGAAGCTTCTTATAAAGAGCTTGTATCATTGTCAGAGAAGGCTAGGAAAGAGAGAGCTAAGAAGTTAAAGACTGAGTATGTAGGTGTTACACAGGTTAGAGGATGGATAAAGTTTAGGACTAAGAGCCAATATACACCAGCTAAGGTTTATACACAGTATATTAAGTTGAATGAAGCGAAGGATATTAACAAGTTCAAAGAGTTCAAGAAAAAAGATATAGTGAGTTTGTTAGTAGAAGGTAATATATCTGTTTTCTGTGATTGTCCTGACTTCTTATACAAGGGATATAAGTTTCAAGCATACCAGTTGGACTATGGTATTTTTCGTGAGGACAGGTTTCCTAAGATTCGTAACCCTAATCTGGAAGGAGCTTTATGCAAACACCTATTAGCTGTTATGACTATTTACCCTAAGTGTTGGAATAAGATAGCTTCTGATATGATAAAGAGTAAGTTCTTTAAGGCTAGGTATAAAGATGATTGGGGTAAGAAGAAAAAGAAAAAATCAAATAAGAAAAAATCGAATAGGCAAACCCAAAAGTGATACATAGAGAAGGTTATATATAAATTGTAGATAAGTGAAAAGTTGGGTTGAAAACAACCTAAGCTATCCTTAGCACAGGCAAGACATTTTGAAAAGTTATACACTCCGGTGTATAAGGAAATGGACACCCACAGGTGATTGCCTAGCTTGTGGTACGTCAAGAAATGCCAAGCCAGGGGCGACATTTACCATTTCAACTATGAAGGTAAAATTATCCTTTGTAGAAGAAATGAGTCTTATAGAAAGGAGTGCGTGACATGGCTGTTGTCTATGTTCTCAATAAAGAGGGTAAACCTCTTATGCCTACTAAAAGATGCGGTCATGTCCGCATTCTTCTTAAAGAAGGAAAAGCAATAGTAGTTGAACGGATACCATTTACAATTCAGTTGAAATATGACACCCCGGACATTACTCAAGACCTTTATCTCGGAATTGATCCTGGAAGAACAAATATAGGGCTTGCTGTTATTGATTCTAGTGGTGATTCTGTATTTACGGCTAAAGTTATTACACGAAACAAGGATATTCCTAAGTTGATGAAGAGTCGTAAATGTTATCGTCAAAAGCATCGTAAATGTGGGCGCAGAGACAAGCGTAGACGTAGAGCTCGCAAAGCAGGAACTATAAAAGCTCCAGTTTTTTATCGTAAACTTCCGGGTTGCAAAAAGCCTATTGAAGTTCATGATATCAAAAACAAAGAAGCAAAGTTCAATCATCGAACTAGACCAGAAGGATGGCTTACTCCTACTGCAAATCAATTATTGGAGACCCACATTAATGTAGTTAAGCTTGTATCTAAGTTTTTACCAATCACGGATGTTGCTATGGAACTAAATCAGTTTTCTTTTATGCAGTTGGATAATCCATTTATCAAGCCATGGGAATACCAAAAAGGATTGCTTCACGGATACCATGGAGATGTTCATAGATATGTTTCTGAGCAGCAAGATAATCACTGTATTTTTTGTAAGAAGAAAATTGAACATTATCATCATATGATTCCTAGGCATGAAGGTGGTAGTGACGCGGCTTCAAACATTGTCGGCCTTTGCTCTTCACATCATGGCTTAGTACATACAGATACTAAATGGAAAGAAAAACTTTCCTCTAAGAAGTCTGGTTTGTCTAAGAAATATGGAGCGTTGAGTATACTAAATCAAATCATGCCTAGATTAGAGCATGAATTGTCGGCCCTATATCCAGGTCATGTCTTTGCTGTTAGTGGAAGAGATACAAAGTGTTTTAGAGAAGATAATAACATTACTAAAGACCATCAATATGATGCTTATTGTATTGCTTCTGTCGTAGTCGGAAACAAAGGAAATATCAACAGTATCAAAACTTATGTTATCAGACAGTTCAGGAGACATGATAGACAGTCGTGTCACCAAGAGAATCTAAAACGAAAGTACTATCTTGATGGCAAGCTGGTGGCAACAAATAGACACAAGGCATATGAACAGAATGAAATTGCTCTGGATGAGTATCTTACTGAAATTGGATATCGAGAAGGTGTTGGAAAGGCATTCCGGGTTTTAAGATCACTGACTGTTAAAGAGCATAAGCCTATTATGAAAGATATGAGCCGTTCTTTACCGGGAAGTCTGTTCAGGGATAACGATAAAATATACGTGTTACAAGGATATAAGGGCAAGCATAATGGAAAAGTCGATTACTATATCGACACAAATGGAAATCTTCACCTTGCAAATAGGTGTATGATTATACAAAACAATACTGGATTGAGATTTGCTGTTTAAGTAATCTTTCAACCGGATATTTCAATTATTTATAAAAAGGGGGAAATTTAAGTGACTGGTACTCTTAGGGTCAACATTGACTCAAATATGTTCCCTGCAATAGGTACTCCCGGCAATCCTAAGGATGATGCTAAGTTGCCTAAGGATGTTAGGAGAGAATATAAAGTAGGGTATTCAAATAATACAGGTATGATAGACACCATTTTGAGTAAGTATGACACTGATTTCGGGTTTGATAAAATATCCGGTAGCCTGTATGTTTCTTCTCAAGATGATTTTAGCGGAAATTTTGAGTTTACAGACGAGGTACTAAGAACATATAAGTTTTTAGGTATGGATATTAGTGATGATTTCAGAGCAGTTATCCCTATTGGTAGTGGGTATGTTATCGTAGGTGATATGTTTGATAGGGATGCTTTGAAGTATTATCTTGATAGTCATACGGAGTATCACCCTGATATTAAGAATTTGATAGATTCTATTGATGAGATGGATGTTAGGAAGATTGCTACGGCTATGAAAACAGGTACTATGTACTCCATCTCTAAAGGTGTATCTCTGGACATGAATGATATTGCCGATTACTCTGAGTCTATTGTAAATTACTTTAAGGGTTTGGGAGAAGAGCTTGCAAGTAGTAACTCTAATGTGGGAAAGGAAGCTACTTTGTTCAGTTCTATTATTCTGAACCTTGTTCATAATAAAGAGAGTGTTGTAAACGCTGTTAGTCGTGGTATGTCTGATTTGGATGAGACAGCGTTGGCACAGCAGTTTTTCTCTTTATTGACCCAGTATTGGGGATTTGTTATGGATAATTACTCTAGGACAGTTACGGCATTATCTTGTTTGGACTTGTGGACCTACTATGGAAAACGTATGATGGGAGAGAGGGCCTTTAATGAGAGGCTTGTTACTAAGAACGCTTTTGAGTTGGTAGATAATACTACAGGGGAGATTTTAGAGGATAGAAATATTTCCTTTACTGGTGTTACAAGAAATCTTTCTGTTATTGGTAAGTATGTTGAGCTTAGTAGTCTTTCTGAGGAAGTTAAGAGTATGGGAAGTGACTTAGGGAAGTCTCTGTTCTCTAGTTCATTGTCTGATAATATTCTTGATATCATGCAGTCTATGGTTCCAGAGGAAGATTTTGATTATGGAGTAGATGGGTTTACCGGGTTAAGTTTGGAAGAAGCTCAGGCGTTTTCCATTCTGGATAGTCTTAGGTATATTGATGAGGACGCAGAGTTCAGTAAGGAAACTTATGATATGACTGACCCTGAACAGAGAGGTTTGTACGTAAGGTCTGCTATCAAGGCTTATGAGAGAAACTTTAGAGAGTTCAAACCTGTTAGAAGTTATGATGTTACAGAGAGAATGGCTGATTTGGTCGAGAACGTAGGTGTGGAGAGTGTTAAGTTGACACCTATTGATAAGAATGACCCGGATGAGTACAATCCAACGGACTTGGTAACGGCTACAGAGAAGGAAATGAAGATTAATTACGATATTCAGTCTATGAAGAAGGCTTTCAATTTGGTTAGACGTTCTTTGGGCAAGGTCGTAAAAAGTTTCTGATTACTTGACTTTAAGGATTTTAGATGTTATACTGTCTTACGCATAGATACACTATTTAGACATACGAAGGATGATATGCTATGGTTAAATACCTCTACCTAGATTTAGAGAAGGCTTTTGGGAGTACAGGGGATAAGATTAGAAATGTTTCTAAAAATATGTCTAAGACTTTCGGAAGTGCCTTATCCGGGATGGATTTTTTAAGAGCCGATGGTGGTAATAATACTTTTAGAGCCAGATTCTGTGTTTTTGAAGGAGAAGAGGCAAAGTTTGTAAATCTCTTTGGAGTGTTCGTAGACGTTACATCCCTTTCGTTAGCCTTTGGGTATTTCCCTAATTCTAATTCTTTTATAGGGCTTCCAAATCAGAGCTTAAAGGAAATCTTTGAGTATCACCTACTTGAAGGGGTTAGGAAGAAGGATAGGAAGGGTGTATTTGATAACGTAGAGATTGACTATAAGTATATCATAGAGATATTCAAGACAAAGAATTTGAAGGAAGCTAAGGACTCTATTTTTGAGTATATTAAGGGTTTGTTCGATTCTAATAAAGATTCTTTGTGTACTGACTATGACTCTTTATTGTTGAATATCATAGCCTCTAAAGAAAAATTCCTTAGTAGAGTGAGTGAGCCTGATACTTACACTTTTTTGAAACGGGATAAGTTTGAGCGTAGTATAGACTCGTTCATTAGAAGGATGTACTATATTGGTGGTACTTTAGAAGAGCTTGCTAAGTACTTTTTCTGGCCTTTCATAGCAGAGGATGATTTCATAGAAAATCTAAAATGGATTAAAGGGAATCTAGGTAATATAAAGAAGTTACATAAGAGAGTACATTATGATGATGTAATGAAGTCAGGGGACGGGAGTTTAGAAAAGCTGTATCAGTATTACATAAATGCAGATGTTCCTAGTGAGTTTTTGAACGCTTGTATCTCCTACGGGATAGGGATAAAAGATAGGAATTTGATACATAAGTCTCATGTCTCAGAAAATTATATGTATTTAGAAGAAAGGTATAAGAGGACGTATGATTGGACAATGGAGAAAATAAGTTCAATGTCCTATATCATAGAATCTGTATCTTATGGTTCTTCTAAAAATGATTCTATACTAAGTCTTTGTTCTAATATCATTGATTTGTTAAGATGCTCTGGGTGGCTGGATTACTTGATGTACTCTGTAGATATGATTAGGGTTTACAAGAATCGAACACTTTATGATTCTATTGTTGAGAAAACTGGTATACGTGATATCCTTGAAGAAAGTCTTGTAAGAGAGGTAGATTTCGTCAAGGCTATAAACAGGTATATAGATTTTTATTATTTGTACAACAGTGGAAGTATGTATAGGATGAGAGCTAGTCTTAATAAGTTCAATTTTTCATCCTACACAAAGAGACAGTTAGATAATGTAGGACCTATGTTAGAAAATTCTGTTGGGATGATTTTGAAAAAATTTGTGAAAGACGGGTGAAGGGGTGTATGAAATCCTATATCTTGTACAAGGATAAGTCTATAAAAGGGTTTAAGAGACTGCTAAATTCAGGTGGGTCTATCTTTGACAAGTATCGGCCTTTGGCAGTATCTTTCATTAGATACGCAAGTAATGATTTAGATAAGAATTTTGCAATATATGATGATACTTTAGGTGGAGTAGATAATATCAATTTGGAGGATATTTTCCCTAAGAAGTATAAGTGGTTAGTCTCTAATACGGCTTTTAAGAATCTGAGAGACTACCTTAATTCTGTAGAGGATAGGATTACAGAGTTTGAGGGTGGTAAGGAAGATAACCTTAAAGTTTTGGTAGGGTATTTGTTTGTTAGGTTGGTTATAGTAACTAAGATTGTAGATACTTATTTAGCTACTGCTTCAAGTATGAAAGAGTCTGGTATGAGGGTTTCTAAAGATATTACAGGAATTGGAATCGGAAAAACGACATTGAAGTACTTGGATGTATTACAGGAATTGCAGGACAAGACAGTGGATGATTGGTTAGCTTTGAATCTCGATTTTGCTACAGCTAATTATTTCTACTCTTCTATGAAGAGAATCATGTCTATTCTGGTAAAAGAGTGATTGAGGGGGAAATATTATGTATATTGATAAATTACTTCCCTTTGTAAAAGAGAGTGATTTTGTTAGAAACACTGTAGAAACTCATAGAATAGAGGATATTTTCATTCCTTTTGATAAGGTCAATTCCGACAGTGTTCAGACTAAGAAGGGTAGAATGTTCAATGCTTTCTATATTAAGCCTTGTGATATTCTGGTTATGAATGAGTCTGACGAAACTTCTAACAATATCTTGAATGGTGTGTACGGGGATACTGTCAGTCTGAATGTCACTTACTTGGATTATTCAAGTGTTGCTAGTGGTATTAACATAGATGAGAAGGAAGATGGAAGTTCTTACACAGCTTCTAAGAGAGTTCTAAATGGGTTTGATACCAGAGAAATTACTACTGACTTGTTTGTTAGTTTAGCTTCTAATTATGCTACGGCTACGGAAGAGTTTATTTCAGATATTAGAGTAGTACCTAGTGCTGAGATTACTTTTGATGAGTTAGTCAAGTTTGACGGGGAAGTAAACGAGGATTCTAAGTATTTAGATTCTCTGTTTAATTCACAGAAAAATACTAATAAGGTAGCTCTTGACTTTGAGAAGCAGACTAAGAACGTGGATACTACTTTTAAGTGGCTGGATAGTTACTTTAACGCTCCAGAAAGCGCTGAGAATAGTAGAGAAACGGTTCCTCTGCTTATTGGACCTACGGCTGTTTTTAAGTCTGCTACTGTTAAAGAGCTTTGTAAGAAGTATAACTATAGACTTGTTGACTTTAGAGTATCTTTTACGTCAAGGTTGGACTATACGGGTCTAATCAATATGGCTAAGATTAACGATGAGTTGTTTAGTTATTCTTGTCCTATGGAAGAGATTGTTACTTGCTCTGACGGTTTCCGTGAGTATTGTGATAGAGCTTATAGAAAAATAGAGGAAATTTTAGAGAGAGGATACTTAGAGGACGATAAGGTTTCTGATGGTGAAGGTGTTGAGTCTACACAGGTTCCTATCAGTGGTGAACAGGATAGGAAATTGAAAGTTCTGAGAGATAGATATAAGGATTATGCTAGAACGCCTGTACTGTTCTTTGATGAGATTACGCGTTGTAGAGATGACGGTGTTAATAATGTATTGGTAGAGCTTTTGAATAAGAAAAAGTTGGATAATATGACTTTGTATGGGTGCAAGTTTGTAGCGGCAACTAATGCTAATGTTATGAATGATAGTACCCATATGGAGTTGAAGGATGAATTGGATGAGCTATACGATGTTAATAATAAAATTGACGTAGCTTATGCGAACAGATTCCATCCTATAATAGTTCTTCCCGAAGATGTTATGGACAGATGGTTTGAGTGGGCTAATAGCACTACTGAGAGGGGAGAAGATGGGAATAAAAAGACTGTAACAAGTATTCATCCTATTATTCTTGATTTCCTTAATAGAAATAAGGGATATGTGTATAATGACAGACCTGTTCTTGATGTAGTTAAACAGGGATTACATTTGAATGAGCAGAGGGCACAGACCTTCCCGAATTATCGTACATGGGATATGTTATCTAACTATCTTTATGAAATAGATGATTTGTATGAGAGTCGTGTAAAGGCAAATCCTGATATAGACCCTTCACAGATTAATAAAGAGTTCAAGACTAAAATTATTGTTGGTCTTATTTCTAAGTGGGGTGCTGATGCTTTCATACCTGAGCTGGAGAAGAATGGGTATGTAGAGTATGAGGATAATCATGGTAAGGTAGACGATGAGGTAGGAGACTTTTTGCAGTCCTCTTTGGAGGCCGGTGTTCCAGCTATGCTTATCGGACCTAGTTCTATGGGTAAGACTTCAAGAGTTAAGGCTTATATCAAGAGAAGGAAGTTAGAGACTGGTAAAGAGCCTTTATTACTTGATATCTCTCTTGCTTCTAAGGACGCTGTAGACTTGATGGGTATGCCTAAGAAGCAGACTTTGACGGAGTATGTTTCTGGTTCTGATTTAAGTTCTCTTGGATTGGGTTCTGTTGGTAAAGAGTTGTCAGGTATTATGGATGAGGTTGTAAGTGACGTGTCTTACGGTATGGTAGATTCACTTACACTTAGAGCACCTGGTATTACCTATAAGAAAGCGTTTGAGAAGGCTAAAGCTGAGGGAAGGGAAGTAATTCTTTTCTTTGATGAGTGTAATAGATGTACTAACCCTGCTGTTATGTCAGCAATGTTTGAGGCTATTTCTGATTATAGATTTGCCGGTGTGTCCTTTAAGGATTATAAGGAACACGTAAAAATCATCGGAGCCTGTAACATGGCATATGATGCTCTTGACGCTGAGCATGAGGGTGAGTATTCTACGGCTGGTTCTTTGGACCCGGCACTGGCAGCTAGATTCTCTGTATTCTGGAAAAAGAGATATGACGAATATGATGTAAAGTCTTGGATTCAGTTTATGGAGGACCAGAAAGACGCTGGTACGATTGACGGTACTCTGTTGGAGTATTTCAAGAGTTTGGATGTTCAGGACGCTGTTCAGATTATCGCTAGTGTTGAGGATAGGACGTTATCTGAGGCAGTACCTTCTACTAGAGCTTTGTTCGAGCTTAGTAAAGATATTAAGAACATGAGGGGTAAGGCTGGTAGTAGTGGTTTTAATAAATCCCTATATAATGGTAAGGTTCTGTTTGATGAAGCTACAAGACAGAATTTCTACTCTATCACTATGAATATTAGTGATAATTCTATTAGTGTAGAGAAGAAAGCGGAGGATATGGCAAGATTTATAGAGGATAATATCACTCCGTTTGCTGGTGTGTGGCAGTCAGCTCTTGAAGGTAACACTGTTGATATGGGAGAGGGTAGAGTTCTTTCAGGAAGTGACTTGATGGAGTTGGTCGAGGACTTGAAGGGTATCCTTACTAACTATGTCATGTCTCCTATGGATAATACTAAGAGAGAAGAGTGTGAGACTTGGACTAAGACTGCTTTCTCTGTTCTAATGGCTTGTAGAAGTCTTGATGACGATACTATAGCTGAGAGAGAAGAGATATTTAAGACTTATGTTGGAGAGTCTTTTGCTTCTTCTTTCGCTCCTTATTTCAATTCTGTGTTTGGTACACAGATGGATACAGAAATTACGATTGGTATGTTGAATGATGATACTCTGATTACACCTTTCTTTAGACAGGAAAGTAATACTATGTTGTCTAAGTATTCTGGTAATACTGAGAAGATGGTAGAGCATATGCTGGACTTGATGAGAGAGTTTATCAGTGTTCACGGGAGTTCTTTACCGCCTAAGAATTATGGTGATTTCATTATGGGAATCTATAAGACTTTGCCCACAACTGATAATATGGTCATGTTGTTGAAGAACGCTGATAAGTCAGTAGAGACTATGTTTGAAGAGGGAGAGAAGTTAGGGGATTCTTGGATTATGTCTGTGTTGAAGTGTTATCCATCCAATATTACAGTACAGGATGTGGATGACATGAGAAAGGCTATGGCTAGTAAGGGTAATACAGCCGGTAGTAAGAAAGTATCTAGGACTAGGATTTTGTAATTAGTGAGTAGGTACATTATAGTGACTGTGCGGACTAATCATCCGCACAGTCACTAATAGAAATTTGGAGGGTTTCGTATGTTGGATTTCAATGTAATTCGGGATTTCTTGTCCAGGGTTGATATAGATTCCTCTGATTTTACAGTTAAGGACAATATGACTAAGGACTATATGGAGGCATTTTGTCCTGATATGGATTTCAGGCAGGTGTTTAATACAATCTATAAGTTCCGTCCTTATTATGCTAGTATGGTAGATAACGGGAAGGATTTTATAGAGGTTTCACAGGAAAAGTATATTGGAGAGTATCTTGTCACTCTGTCTTTCCTAGTGACTACAGATGAGTTTAATTCTGGTACAGTTATTAAGGTTCTGGTAAAGAAAGTTACAGCTGTTGTGAATGGGGATTTGAAGGTGTTTTTAGGATTTACGGCTCTTGATGATTATATCGAGAAGTTTGTAGTGTAAGGCAGGTGTCTCTTATGGCAATGAGTAGTTCTGTCAGGGAAGAGAGAAAAAAAGTTTATGAAAATCTTGATTCTCTTTTGAGTATGTGTAACGAGAGAAAGTTTGATTCTTTTATAAACGAGGCCGCTTCTGGTAGTATTGTGAATCTTGATGATTTAGAGAGTGTTATAGAGGGAAAGAGTTTCGCTTATCTCGATATGCCTAAGTTTAATGGGGATAAGGTTTCTGAGGGAGCAGATTTTGTTATGTCTTTGCTTTTCCTTAGTAGTAAAGACTGTACAGTAGTTGAAGGAAAGGGACATAAAAATTCTTTCTCTTTAGGGTTCACCATAGATTCTGGTTCAGATGATAGTAACGCTAGATATACTAAGTTCAAAGCTTCTGGCGGTCTTGATAGTGACTTTGTTCATATCAGTAAATTCTTGGGTATCCCTGATAAGAAGGGAGAGAATGAGGATTTAACTATAGCAGATTTAGTTGCTAAATGTGATGCAGATGAGATTTATTCTATCTACTCAAGACAGGCTTTAGAGATAATAAGAAAGTATTCTCCAGTAGCTTATAATATGTTTACAGGTAAGGATATTTACCATAGACGGGATTTATTGACACCTAGCGGTAAAGAGTGTACGTTGTATGTTACTTATGATACAATGATGGGTAAGTTTAGGTATGGGTACAACCCATTCTTTATTCTACGGACAGCTATTGATGAGTATTTAGTGAATAGAAAGAAGTTCAAGTCTCTGTCTAGTTGTTATACTTACTGCTTGTCTTTCTTCATTATTCATGAGATGATGCACTTGATTGATAACAATGCAACGTCTAAAGGTAATTATACTGAGATTGACTTGGGGGATAAGACAAAGAAAGAGGGAGCAGGTGCTAATCATACAATCGCAAATATTGTTCAGGATAGTTATATAAATTGTGGTGTTGGTAGGATTTTGTCCGGTAGTAACGAGCTTATTAATAGTCCTGGCCCTAACGGTATTATTCCTAGGATTGGTATTGATTCTACGGTTAAGTTACGTTCTGAGCATAATAAAGGGTTTAGAGAGTATAAGTCAAGTAAGGATTTGGCTAATATACTTTATGATATTGTATCTGGGTGTTCTAAGGCTACTAATCCTTCTCTAGTGTTTGATAGATTCAAGGATGAGGATTTGTCTGTGTTCGCTGGAGCAGATTTGTTTATTTATATTGATGTGGCTCCTACGTCTGGTACTCTTAGATTTAATTCTGCCACATTCCAGAAGATGATAAATGATGTGTCTAAAAATATTACTACGGGACATTTCTATACTATGGATATGGAGTTTACTGATTCTGAGAAGGTATCAGATAAAAAAATTCTCCCTAACGGTTCTTTGGTTCGTGAGAAGTATACTTTTGATGTATATGTAGTGGCTGGGTATGATGAAGATACTGGTGTTTATACCTTGAATGATGCTAATAGAATTTATAAGGAACAGTCTCAGGGAAATGGTATTAAGAAGTGTTGGTATGAGTTTGAAGATACTGGAGTAGAGAGTAAACAGCTTACAAGGGATAGATTTATTCCTTATAATACTGAGAACGATGATAATGTTTGGTATCTTGATGATGGTACGGATACAGATGACTATGATAATATGAAGTTAGACCCTGAGGAAATTGAGAGAGCTAAGAAAAATCCTTCTAAGTCTGATTATTATATAGACAGAGTTATCCATGTTTTGGGCAGGGACGCTGTTGAGAGTATTATTAGTGGGGGGTTTTTCTCTGATAACAGACTTGATGGTGTAAACGATGATTCTATTGTAGAGAAAGCTATTCAAGACTGTGCTGGTAAAAAGAGGGGAGCAGTTAGAAAGATACTTGGAGAAAAAACATTTAGTGACTTGGACAAGGCTTATGTTAGTGTGCTAAATGCTATGAATGGAATTATGGATGAGCCTGACGAACCTCCTGCTGGTGGAGGTGATAGAGGTCCTTCTAATGGTAATAATCCTCCCATGCCTCCTATGGGTGGAGGAAGAGGCCAATCAGGTGGAGGGGACGGTAAAGTTCTCAGGGTTGGAGATGTTGTTTTTGTTAAGAACGCTGGTAAATACGGTAAGATTGTTTCTGTAGATAATGGAAAATTTAAGATTGAGGAAGTAGTTCAAGGCGACCCGGTTCTTTTAGATGATTCTGATAACTATAAATAATGTCTGAATTTTACTTGACTTTAAGAAGATTATATGTTATTGTGTAGATACGGGATAGGTCTTGTGATTTTCAGATGAGGTAGGTGTTATGTATGGCTAGTATAAAGCTGTTCAAAAGAGTCTTTACGGGAACTGGAAATATTCTTGGTGAGTTTCCTTCTACGGCTCTTGAAAATGTTGAAAAGACCTTTACCAGAGATGATATTGCGGATGAGATGAGAGAGAATCAGAACGGTCCTGGTGGGGAGCCTCCTAAGACTCCTCCCCCTCCCGGTCAGGATGTAAAGGATATTGATCCTCCTGCTGGTGGGGAGGATGATTTGGATCAGAATGATATTAATAAACCTAATAGCCCGTTTATTGGTAATAACGGGAATAATGATGATAATGATGGTCAGCCTGATAAGAATTGGGATAGAAAAGGCGATGACATAGATACTGAGTATCAGCAGGACCCGGATAATAAACCTCCTGAACAACCTGGAGGTGGTGGCTCTAGTGGTGGAAGTAGTATTCCAGGAGAAGAGCAGGAATATGGTCCTGGTGGTCAGTCTGAACAGGATGGTCAGGAGGGGGAGCCTGGAGAGCCCGGTCAGGGTGAGCAAGAAGGACAGGGTAATCAGGGTGGTCAGTCTGAGCAAGATAGACAGGGTGGTCAGCCTGGACAAGATGGACAAGGTGGAGGTCAGCCCGGTCAGGAAGGTCCGCAGGACCAAAACGGAAATTCTAATAATAATGGACAGGGTGGCAATTCTGGAGATGAGGGTCAGGAAGGTCAGCCCGGTAATTTTGGAAACAGTGGTCAGGAAGGTCAAGATGGTCAACCCAATCAACCTGGTCAGCCTGGAGAACCGGGAGAGCCTGGAGAACCGGGAGAACCGGGTCAGCCTGGTCAGCCTGGTCAGGATGGAGAACAGAATAACAATAATAACGGGAATGACGTAAATAATCCTCCTTTCAGGTGGGACGATGAAGAGCCTACGAACCCTTCTTCCCCTGGACAAGGTGATAACGGTGAGGGAAGGGTTTCCGGACGTTCTATTATGGAAGAGGCTTTGAGAAGGCTTAATGATGGGAAATCCGCTATCCAGAAGGCTAAAGATAATTTTGAAGATGAGATGCATGGTGAAGGGGAAACTGCTAGAGAGAATAGAGAGAGAAAAGAGAATCCTACGGACAGAAGAGCTAGAGACGAAGAGTATAATAAGGCTAAGAACGCTGTCACTGATGCTATTAAGAAGGCTCAGGCTAATAAAGATAGTTCTAAGGAATCTGATGACGGTGTGTTCTCTGAGAATGATATGCTTGGGAATGTTGGAACGGGTAATATTACTTCTCTCTACAAGCCGGTTGTGAAGAAAAAGTGGCAGAAGTTGTTTACTGACTTGCTTGAAAAAGCTCTCGGGTATTCAATCCAGTTTAATCCTAATTTGATTAACAAGAGAATTGAAGATGCACCTCCGGGTAGGGAGAGTGAGAGAAGCGAGATTAAGAATATTATGATTCTTCTTGACTGTTCGGGTTCTATGGGTAGTCAGGCGTTTATCAAGGTTATCAATCATCTTGACGCTATGATGAAGAGTTATGATTTGAGTTCTGCGAATTTTGTTGTTACTGGTTTCGGTAGTTACGATATTAAGGAAGTCATTTCCATGACTAAGAAGTGTAAGGGTAAGAAGCTAAAGACTACGGTTATGTCTGGGTATAGTGCTGGTGGTGGTACTGACTTGGCTCCTGCTTTGAAGTACGCTGTTACTAAACATAAAAATATGGACGCTTACCTAATTTTTACAGACGGTGGAATTTCTGACCCCAGCACTTGTACTAGTGATATGACTTGCAAGAAGTTCTTTAAGACGAATAAGGATAGAATTATCTGGGTTCTCACTACTAAGAAGCGCCTTGATATTGTTAAGAGTATTGATAGTTACTCAATTCGCAAGAAGCAGTACGTTGTGTTCCAGTAATAAATATGTAGTTAGATACAGAGAAGAGGGCATAAAAAGCCCTCTTCTTTGTTTATGTACTGTTTTTAGATTTGTATATATAGAGTTAGAGTAAGTGTTTACTGTTTAGGGGGATAAAATATGTTTGGATTTTCATATAAGTCTGCTGGTTACTTAGTTGATTTTTTACGGGAAAAGATGGCTCTTAGTTTTGATACACTAGCAGATATGAGAGGTTCTATATATGTCCAAGCAGGAATGACAGTGTATACCCTGGGATATACTTCTGTAGGTGACGGCGGTGGATGTAAATATAAAATTAGAGCTAGGACTAGCTCTGATGTAGATAATGGGGCTACAAAGATTATATGTGGTAGAGCAGGTTCTTGGAGTAATTATAAGCCTGCGTATGTGGCTGAGCCTGTTATTGATACACCTTTTTTGGATGTAAGAAAATTTGGTATGTTTGACCATGTAGTAGCATATGATGATATATCAAGGATGGGTATTTGTCTTTCTTTTTGCAAGAGTCATAATATGTATCTTTTGGTTCAGACTGAGTATAATTATGAGTTGGCTAGGAAAGTTATAGCTAGTAATAGTACTTATTCTGGTATCAATGTTTCATATAACGGTGGGTATATGCAATCTTCTAAGCTTAGTAATTTATTTAATTGGGATTATGAGCCTGGAAGGATTTGTTCTATAAAGGAAAGTGTTACAGAGTATAGCGATGGGGGTACTATTACGGTGAATGAGTATATCCCGTATCACAAAGACTTTGATATTCATACTTTGACAAGTACAGGTACATACTCTAATCCAGAACGTTTGTCAACTAAGATATCGACAGGTACTACAGGTCTAAAATTGCCTACAGATATTTGTGCTTTGAGAGTAGTAGATGTATCAGCGGCTAGGAAGTTAGTTTTGACTGCTAGGGCTTATTCTAGTTTTTGTTTCGTAGTGTTTCCTATGAATAGTTCTAAACAGCTTATGACCGCTGATTATAATAAAGTGAAATACACTTGTAAGGGTGTCACAGAGTATATGGAGCCTTCTATATCAGAATCGGAAGGGAATACTACTATCTTAAAGTCATATTATACTAATACGTGGAGTAGTTATAGTATGGCTACTATTGATATACTTGATAGTAATATTAAGTTTGTGGCTGTCGGTGTTTGTGGTAAGGCTTCTGGTACATTACTCTATAAGTTTTCCATAGATGCTGTTTATAAGTTAGGGGAGTTTGGTGATTCTATCCTTAGTGGTGGGGTACCTTATACTATGAAGTTGCAATCTGATATAAACCAGGTAGTTGTGACTGACAAGACTAAACTTGATTCTGATGGACCAGCTGGTGAGATTATTTATACTAAGCCTGATAATCTTTCGTCTAGTACTGGAACAGGTAGTATAGTTATAGGATATATGAAGAAAACAACAGCCCCTACATGGCTTACCCTATCATGTGATTATTCTGATTCTTGATAAGATTTTAATAGTTAGGAAGTGACTAGTTTTGGGTAGATTAGAATCTTATAACGGCTCTATTGAGTTGATATCAGGTATTAAGCCTAAAAATGGGAATAGTTTTCCGCTTGTAGAGGCGTATGATGTTTTAGTTGGAGATAATAGAAGGCTTGACAGTGTTGTAGATAAGTTAGATAATCTTGTTTACGTTGAGCTGTCTGTATCTGATAACACTCTTGTAATAGGTGGAGGAAGAGGTGTTACATACTTCTATGATAAGGTTGTGGATGATAAAAATTATGTTTTAGCCTTGTTTAGTGAGGATATATCAGAGAGTATCATAGGGTCAAGAGGTATAGATGTTACAGAGTACATTTCTGGAGGTACTTTGTCTATTGGTGGGGATATAAACTATAATGGGGTAGAGTTTTTACCTTATGTTGGTAGTTTGTAAGTTTGTTTATGTATTTTTATACATAAATTTAGTAGATAAGAATAGTTATTATATATAAGAGTAGATTATTATGAGTATTTGTTTGGAGGTATATCAATATGAATCCTACTAATGTTTCTATGGATGATATTAAATATACCCCAGATGTTTTTGTAGCTGAGAGAGATGTGTACGAAAGTTCTGTCCCTGAAACTCCCGGTGTAGGTGGTATTCTAAGGACGATAAAGGGTCCTGTGGCAGGATGGGATACTAAAAACCGTAATGGTAGAATGTACTCAGAAAAGCTGTGGGATAATGTGCTTGATTCTCCTTATGTTACTGAACAGCTGAGGTATCACACACTGTTTGGAGAGGCGGGACACCCTCAGGATAGGTATGAGGTAGATTTTGGAAGAGTCTCCCATTCTATTACTGAGATGTGGAAAGTACCTTCTTCTAATCAGATTTATGCTACTATAAATATTTTAGATACTCCTTTAGGTAGGATTATAAATACCCTTTATGAAGCTGGTGGAGTGATTGGATACTCTTCACGGGCTGGCGGTACTTTACATCAAAGAAAGGATTATATAGAAGTAGATGAGAAGAGTTATAATTTTATAACCTTTGATGCTGTTCCTTTCCCGTCTGTAGACTTCGCAAGACCACAGGGTTTGAACGAAGGCACTAAGATGGTTCAGACTTTATCAGATGAAGTACATGATAAGATTTGTACTATCATTAAGGAGTCTGGATTTGAAAGTAAGAGTGCCGTAAAGGATTTTATATATAGTTTAGAGACTTACGATATGAGTAAAGAGAAATCTTTATTTGATATTGATGAGTCTCATGATTCCCTTGTCAAGAGTGAGAACGATAGTGATGCCACTAAGTCGTTGCTAAAGGACTTCTCTTTGAAAATAGATTCCTTGCAGGCCGAAAATTCCGTATTGCAGAGAACGAATGAATCCTTAAAGACTGAAAATATTAAGATGAGAAAAAATCTTGATATTTCTTTCCAAAGGATTCAGGACATTCTAACTGAGTCAAAGAATCAGAGAGATGGGTTTAATATTACTGAGTCTGAGTTCGATAACACTATTAGAGAAAAAGATTTAGTGATTGAAGGACTAAATTCTACGATTCAGGATATTCAGGTAGAGCTTGATATGCTACGGGATATCGACACGGCAAGAAAGACAGTCATGTATGAAAACGCTTCTTTGAGGCAGAGACAAAAGGATACAGCTCTTTTAGAGAGTAAAGTATCCGAATTAAATAGATTATTGGAAGAGTCTTACGGTGAAATTACTAAGATGATTGAAGAATCCAATGAGAAAGATAGTCAGATTACCCTACTAGAAGGTAAGATTGATACTCTTGAATCAGAGGGTTCAGAAAATCAGAAATTGTTTGAGAGTAGTCAAAAGAATCTTTCAGTAGAGAATACACGGTTGAGAAGTGAGATTGATTCTCTTAATGAGTCTGTAGAGGTTATGGAGAGTCAGGTAGATAAGTATAGGAACGAATTGATTTCTGCAATTTGTGAGGGATACAATCTGTCTGTTGATTCTGTAAAGTCCAGGCTAAAAAGGGATTTTTCTAGGTCTGATATCTACTGTGTATGCGAGGGTATGACTTCTTCTGTGAGGGAAGGTATACCTACGATAGTAAGTGAAGTTGATAGTAAGAGAGATATTGATGAATCTACTAATAAGGTAGGTAATGAACATCCCTCCAAAGTAAATTATTTTGGAAGTAACAGGAGAGGTAGATTATTATGATTTGATATAAAAGTGAGGATATAGATATGTTAGCAAATATTTATGAGGCTTATAAGCCGCTGTTGGAGTCCTGGAGTGATTATACCAACGTAGTTAAGGAGCATGTAGAGGGTTATTCTGATATCGAGGCTACTCAGCTTTCCATTCTGTTGGAGAATACTAAGTCTGAGATTGAGATTTCTAAGGGTCGTATGATGAACAGCACTCCCGTTGTCGAGGGTACTGATATCTCTATGGTCAACACCTTTACCTCTAATGTGTTTGATATTATTACTGCGGTCATGCCTAACTTGATTGAAAAGGCTTGCTAAAAAGTCTTTGCGGTCACTTCTTTCTAGTAATAGAGAGTTGACAATCCTGTTTCTTGCTGGAACACCCTAAAGCCTAATCCACTACAACGTGATATGAGAGTATGAGCGTGAATGTTGCGAAAGCAGAAAAAAGTGATTAGGATACTCTAAGGTGAAATAAAAGCCCTGAAAATGGGTCCTAAAGAGTTTTAATAATGGGCAATCAGCAGTTGGGAAATATCTATATCTAAGAATTTGATATTGACTGATTCAACGACTATCCCGTAGGTGGTGAAATTCCACAACAGGAGTAGGGCCTAAGTAGGTGGGTGAAAATCCCTTAAATCGAAAAGACAGGTGCCCTAATAGGTAATGCTAAGGGTAAAGATATAGTCTCAACTACTATGAAAATAGTAGAGTTCTAACGGAAACGGTTAGGACGTAAGATATTGCGCAAATGACATTGTGTCCGTATACGCTAACATAGCCTAAGATTATTTTTACAACAGAATAGTTAAGGTTGTGCGGACACTCAAATAAATCTCCCTCAAAACGGTATCAGTTAGATAAGGTCGAAAGACACGAATAAGCTGACTAAGAGAGTCTAAGGTCCTATAGGTTAGGATAGCTGATAATACCGTGCCTAAGTCTTATAGAGATATAAGAACGGTGTAACGACTTCACAGAGATGTTAAAGGAATGATATGTGTAAGGTATACTAAAACTATATTAGAGTATATCTTGACGGGAGAGTATAAGTAGATGGGAAACCTTTAATTTCTTATCACGCTAACTGCTTATACATGGTACAGTCTACATAGTATAGAAATATACTGATTGAAGGTGACAGCCTCTTGATAGGCGTAACGGTCAGGTGTTCTTCCTGAAATTCACCTATGGCAATAACAAGGGTGGTATTCAGGCTGGCGACACAATGCTGTCCTCTCAGACTGGTTTCACTGGTGGAAATTACTCTGGTGAGTACGTTTCTGGTGAGCCTCTTAATCCTGCGAGTGGTTCTGTGTCTAAGACCCTGCTTCATGTGCCTATTAAGCCCGGTACTGTGGTTCTGTCCACTCCTACCGATTTGACTAAGGAACTGCACGATGTTCCTAACGCCGGTGGTCTGACTGGTACTTTCACTGATACTGATAGCACTGGTCTGGGCGCTGGTACTATTGATTACGTCACTGGCGCTCTGTCTCTGACTGGATGCACTGTCGCTGATGCAGAGATTGCCTTTGAGTATGATATGAATAGTTTTGCGGCTCCTGTTGATGAGGTCGATGTACGGGTTGTTTCTGAGCCTGTTGTCGCTCGTCCTCGGAAGCTAAAATCCGTTTATATGTTCGATAAGCTGTATATGTTTCAGCTATTAGCCTGAAATTATAATGCAATGTCGCCTTATTCTGGAAACAGAGTGAGTGATAATCCTGTGAATTGCTGGAAACCCCTAAAGCCTGATAAACCACAACGTAGTTAGTGATAACAAGCGTGATGGTAACGAAAGTAGAAAAAATTATCAGGATGGCATAAGGTGAAATAAAAGCTGAGTGAAATCGGTCCTAAGTGCTAATAGAAAATGGGCAATCAGCCGCTATAAGTCATAAAGATGGTTTGTAGTTCAACGACTAACCCAGGCATGGGTGTAGGGACTAAATAGGTCCCGAAGTGCAGGACACCTAAGTAGATATTTCTATATGGTGATGATATAGTCTACCTTTAGTGGAAACATTAGAGAATAGTTATAATACTATAAGTGGTCGCTTATGATTTGAAGATGAGCTTTGGTCTGGATATGGACCAGGTGATTAACGAAAAATTTGTAGCTTGATTTTTCAGAGTCACCCTTCTCTGGTAACAGGGATGTAAAAAAGAGTGTTAATTGCTGGAAACCCCTAAAGCTCCGATACCACAACGTAGTTAGTGATAACAGGCGTGAAGGTTACGAAAGTAGAAAAAAGTTCGGAGATTTCCTTATGGAGAATATCCTAAGAGGAAATATATAATGGGTAATCAGCAGGGTATAAATCTCAGATAAGAGAGTATATCTTCAACGACTATTCCATTGGCTTATGAAGATAAGCAAAAGAAGTAGGGCCTAAGTAGGTGGGTGAGAATCCCTTAAATCGAAAAGCACTCTATCCTATAGATAGGATAAAGATATAGTCTAAACTCTTATGAAAGTAAGAGAGTTCTAACGGAAACGGTTAGGGCGTAATAAAATGTCTGAAAGCTACATCTGGTGAGATTAACGCTAGTCTCCGTGTACTGAGAAGTGCATGAAAAGTAGAACATTGAATTGCTGGAAAACCGTAAAGTCTGATACACTACAACGTAAGAATGAAATAAGTTTAGGCGTGAATGTTGCGAAAGCAGAAAAAAGTTATCAGGATGGGTCAAGGTTAAATCCTAAAACCTATAAGTAATTGGTAATCAGCATCCAAGCCCCGAACAGGGGAAGGTTCAACGACTATCCCTTTGGTCTGTCATGGACAATAGGAGTAGGGCCTATTTTTGAGTAGGTGGGTGAGAATCCCTTAAATCGAAGCGGTGTTCGTCATAGAAATATGATTAAGATATAGTCTATTCCCGATTGAAAGAAAGGGTATTAAAGCGGTTACGAAATTGATAGAAGAAAAGTTGCATGAGCTTTTCATTGTCACTTTTGGGAGAAATCCTAATCGAAGAATCTAGTGAATTGCTGGGAAATCCTAAAGCCTTGATACCTATAAAGGGGTCGAAAGACAGAAACAAGTTCAAGGATGGCCTATGATGATAGTAAATCTACGGGCTATATAAAAATGGACAATCAGCAGGTTTGTATAGAGAATAATCTATATGGACTTCAACGACTATCCGAAAGCTAAACAAGCCGATAAATAAATTTTGTTTAGTGAGTAGCCGTGAAATTCGGCAATAGGAGTAGGACCTAAGTAGGTGGGTGAGATTCCCTTAAATCGAAGTGCTAGACACCCTAAAAAATAAGGGTGAAGAT